GACCGACCAGATCATCGAGGAGAAGTCGTGAACGCGGACACGTTGGGCAAGGAGGTCTACGCCGCGATCCAGGATGCGTCACGGCGTAGCCCTCGCTCGGTACAGGCAGCAGAGTTCCGGGCCGGTATCTCCGACCTGGGGTTCTGCTCCGAGCGGACCCGGCGCTTCCTGGACCAGCAGGTGCCCGCCGACACCGACCACCTCAGCGCCTTCATCGGCACCGCGATCGGTGACCATGTAGAGCAGGCTGCACTCCGGCACTGGCCGGACGCACTCCGGCAGATCGAGGTGCAGGTGGACCTGTTCGGGGACACCGGGTCCTACCGGCTCACCGGCCACCCCGACCTCGTGCTCCCCGAGCATGGTCTCCTGATCGACTTCAAGACCGACTACGGACTGACCACGATCCGGCGCACCGGACCCAACCAGCAGCAGCAGTTCCAGCGTCACTGTTACGCGAAGGGCGCGTGGCTGGGGGGCTTCTTCCCGATGCCGCTAGAGGAGGTCCAGGTCGCGAACGTCTGGATCGACCGGGCCGCGATCGACAAGGGCGTGCATGTCGATATGGAGTCCTACTCCGAGGAGCAGGTGATCCACGCCGGTCACTGGCTGGACGACGTGGTGTACGCCTACCTCCACAACGAGGAGGCGAAGAAGGAGCCACCGCGCGACATGTGCGCGGTGATCTGCGGGTTCTACGACGTGTGCCGTGCCCACGACACCGACGTAGAGGGCCTGCTCACAGACCCGGTGACACTCAACGCGGTCGCGATGTACCGAGAAGGGATCGACCTAGAGAAGCAGGGCAGGCGGTTGAAGGACGAGGCGAAGCAGCACCTCGTCGGGGTCAAGGGCAGCACCGGAGAGTTCATGGTGCGCTGGACTCACATCAACGAGACCGTCATCCCTGAGACCGAGCGTGCGGCCTACGACAAACTCGAAGTGAGGACCATGCCCAAGAGGAAGCATGACTGAGTGCATCGAGTGGTGGGGGACCACTGACGACAAGGGCTACGGGATCGCGTACCGAGGTGGCAAGAACATCAAGGCACACCGCCTCATCTACGAGGAGTGCTTCGGTCCTCCGGGGCGACTGTTCGTGTGTCACACCTGCGACAACCCGCCGTGCGTGAATCCCGAGCATCTGTTCCTCGGCACCAACGCCGACAACCAGGCAGACAAGAAGGTGAAGGGCCGTGGGCACGGAGGGCAGCCGAAGCGCACCGTGTGCTCAAAGGGGCACAGCAAGCCGTTGGGCACACGGTGCCCGACGTGCAGACAGGAATGGAAAGCCAAGCGAAGGAGCAACTGATGCGCTGGTTCCGCAGGAGGCAGAGCGACCGACCCCCACCCCAGGAAATCTGGGTGATCCTCTACGACCACACCGGCACCCAGATCGGGGAGCCGCGTCCCATCGTCCTCGATGCGGTGGGGCCGGACCACTGGCAGAAGAAAGAGGTGGAGTTCCCGGGTGTCGATGAGGCGGAGGTCGCCAGCATGAGGATCGTGGACTCCGACGGCAACGTCCACGAGGCGCAGATCGTCCGTCATCTTTAGTGACTAAAGAGGCACGCATGGAGCACCGGATCACACCTATCGAACTCGGTCCGTTCGAGCACACGGTCCGGTGCTCGTGCCGTAAGTGGGCACCCGCCCAGACCTCGTACCGGACCGCGCAAATGGCGGAGGACGAGGGGATCAAGCACCTGCGCATGGTCGAGCGCGCTCGCTATCACCTCCGCCAAGCCCGCCAGCCCTCACTCACCGCAGTCCGTGACTACTTCCTCGACATGGCGGAGACCGCAGCGCCCGAGGTGCGTGCCGACTGGAAGAAGTTGGCCGACGAACTCTCATATCGGCTCAACGACGGCGTTCCTACCGAGGAACAGGACAGTCTATTCTGAGGCCATGAGACTCCCCTACGCCGCCAAGCAACTCATCAAGCAGGTCCAGGCCGAGTGGGAGGACGTGACTGTCACCGCCTCCAACCCAGACGGACTCGGCGTCACCCGCACCGTCACCTTCGACACCGCTACCTCGGCGTTGCTTGAACCCCTGCTCACCGCGATCAACGACCCGCGCATCGAGAGCATGACGGACGAGGAGGGTCACCTGACCATCACCTTCGTCCCGACCGCCAAGGCCGATGACCGCTCGCCATTCCCGCTCATCGCAGCCAAGGTCGTGAACGACTACAAGGCCCCACCCCGCCCGATGTATCCCCCGGGTGAGTTCGAGGGTGACGAGTTAGTAGAGGACAGCCTCAACGACAGCGGTGACAGTGACTCCGGTGTAGAGGGCTCCGGTGTCGAGACGGCGCGCAACCCCGGAGATGATTCCGGCACCCGGCTGAACTGAACAGTGCCAGCCGAAAGTGTCGGTGGGCTGCACGTACACACTGAGCACCCCGGAGTAGTCGGCCAGGTCTCCTGAGGGGATCACCACGAAGGCCCCGGTGCCGTCTGTGACCGCGTTCACCTGCGCGATGTACCGAGTGGTCACCCCGCCTGCGTACGGGCCGGAGAGCGCCAGCAGTTGCCCAGGACGCACGTCCATGCCGATGCCGCCCGTGACCGGGACATGCTCGGTGCCGTCGAAGTACCACAGAATCGACGGGTCATCTTGGAGGACCGTGATCGCGCCCTCGGTCACCGCAGGAGAAGCAGCAGCCCGCGCCGCCTCATCTGCGAAGGGCCGCAGGATGCGGTTCAGGCCAGCGTCCGACAGGCCGATCCCCGAGCCGGTGACCCTGATGTAGCGGGCATCCTCACCGACCGCCACCAGCGGGTCCCCACCGGAGCCGTCCCCATCGAGCCCGTTCGATGAGAGCACAGCCCCCGGGGTCGCGGTCGCAGCCGGACCGGAGACCCACTCCCCTGCCACGTCATCCCAGGTGACCACATCACCCGGGTTGGGTGAGGCGGCGTTCACGTCAGGCAGATCGTCCAGGCGCGCGGTCGCCGCGTAGTCCACGCGCAGCACCCACGGCTGGTCCAGCGTGCCTACCCCGAACAGGGACAGGTCGAACGTGGTGGTGTCCTCCGTGTTCAGCGCCGTCGTAGCGTTGAACACGAACGGGTCCTGGGCTGTCCCCGACCCGGTGACGGCAACCTGACGACCCGCCTCCACCTTGCAGGCGCAGGTCCCGGCGCTTCCGCAACAACGTGCCATGACCCCTCCTACGCCGCTGACCTGATGAGGAAGTTGATCGCCACGAACGGTGGCCGATTCTCGAACGGTGTACCTGAGCCGGTGTTCCCCGAGTTGCCGGTGAACGCCGGGTGCGTGTGACTCCCCGAGTTGGCGATCGCCGCAGCCGACGTGCCAGCGGTGACCGAAGCGGTGCCCTGCGGGATGCTGGCGTTGCTGCCACCCGTTGCCGTGGAGCGGTCGAGGGTGTGGTCGTGATCGCCTGCCGCACCGTGGCTGTGGTCGATCGTGTGAGCGTGAGCCGGGAGGTTCGCCGTCGCCAGCGTCGTCTGGGAGGAGCCACCCTGGGTGCCTCGCGGTGCTGTACCGCTGGTGCCCATCGGGAACACTCCCGCCATGTTCGGGAGGTTGAAGGTGTCGGTCCCGTCGCCTGCGCCGTAGGAGGTGCCGATCACCGCGAACAGGTCCCCGTAGACCGACCGGCTTATCTCTCTGCCGTCACAGAACAGCCAGCCGCTCGGCTCCGCTGAGCCGCCGAACATGATGACCTCGCCCACGATCCGGTCAACGAGTTCGATGCCCTCGCCTTCCAGGATGACCTGGGTAGCGGCGGAGATGTTGTACGGGTTGCTCCGGGTACCGCCGCCGCTGATAGCGACGTTCTCCCCTGCGACGATCACACACGAGCATTGATCGGAGGCGCATCCGCAGCGCACCATCGCGTCTCCTTACAGGTTCACACTGTCTGGGCTCCGGGACTTCTTTAGTGACTAAAGGGTCCTGGCCGTCATGCTGGACAGCAGCGTACCGCTTATCTGGTCCGTTCGACGTTGAACCAGACCGGCTCGTGGTCGGAACCCTCGCGGATATCTAGGTCCTTGCCGATGTTCACGACCCTCACGAACCGGTTTGTCACGGGGTAGTCGATATCTCCGTGTCCGGCGAGTTTCCGCGTAGGCCAAGCCTGACCACGTACCTGCTGCGCGATCCACCCAGGAGCCCAGCGCCCCAACGTACGAGGCGGCTCGTTCCAGTCACCAGCGGCGAGACGTGGTGCCTCATCCGCGAGGAAGGACCTGATCTTTCGAGCGCACGCACGGTAGTCGTCAACCCGCTCAGGAGGACCCTCGGGAGGACGGTTCGGACCGTCCCAGGTGATCGGCGTGGGCATGTGTACCGATGCCACTCGTAACCACTCGACGGTGACCCGGGGTACCTCGGGGGGTACGTGATTGTCACCTTCGACAGTGACCCACCCGTCCCCGAACTCGCCGTAGGAAGGGTTGCGAGCAGGTACTCCTGGACGAACCAGGATCGCGGTGTCTCCACGGCCCTGCTTACCCGGCCACGGAGCCGCGAATACACGACACCAGTCCGCTGCCTCGAACGTGTCCCGGTACATCTTGAACTCCTGCACACAGCAGAAGGCTAACCGGTGCCGGTCCATAAACCGCTCTACTTCACCGAGTACGACACGCGGGGGACGAGTGTTCTCCACGTTGAAAGTGCCCCCACGCAAGATTGTCATGACCGAATCCTAGAACTTGATGATGTAGTTGATGGTCATGTAGGCGTGCGCGATTCCAGTCACCAGTGCGGACTCGTCACCCGTGACACCACCGTGTGCGTGACCCGCGTAGTGCGCGTTACGCGGCGGGCTACCCGCACCTGAACCGCCTTGGAGGGGCGTCGGGTCAGAAACCTGGCCCGAAATCGTGTGGTGGTGAGTGTGCTGGAACCGCTGCTCACGCAACGCAGCAGTCGCCGCCATGTCGCTGTCACCGAGGGCGTCACCGTAGGTCGTCGCTCCGGGGTTGTAGCCCAGGGGCAACCGACCCTTGAAGTCCGGCAACTTGAAACTTCCCGCAGCGGGTGCCGAGCCCTCGTTGAACGTGGACCCCAGCACCGCCGCCAGCGTCGGGTAGTCCGCGATCAACTTTGTGGAGCCGTCACAGAGCAGCCACCCGGCAGGAGCCGAGTTCGTGGGCCACATCATCATGCAGCCCGGAGGGACTAGCCCGTCGATCCGCGCCGTCCCATCCCCACCGAGGTAGGTCTGCGGCTTCGTTGCCTCCGCCGACCGCACCGCCTGCGAGTGGATATCCGCAGGCGCGGATGCCGGGTAGTTCGTGCTCGCCGGAGGGTTCGTACCCGAGGTCGCCACCGAGGTCAGCGTGAGGCTCGTCGTGGTCGTCGGTGGCGTTGCGCCCGAGACCAGTCCCCTGCCGACGAGGTAGTGCTGGTTGATGCGGGTCGCACTCAGCGCCGTGCCGTAGATCGCGACCTCATCAATGCGCCCGTCGAAGAACTGGAAGGACGGGCCGACGTTGCTGCCGCCGTTGGATGCGCCGACCACCATCTCCGCGTTGCCCGCGTACACACCTGCCTGGCCCGGCGTCGCAGTCGAGACCTCCGCGCCGTTGAGGTAAATCTTCACGGTGGTTGTGTCCCAGCGCGCCACGACATGCAGGGCTTGACCCACCACCACGCTGCCTACCGGGGTCAGCGCAATCCCGATAGGCCCGGCACCGTTGGGCTGCCAGGAGAGCAACTCGATCTGACTGCCGTTGCGCCGGAGTTGGAACGCGCGGCTACCCAGCGTGTCCCGCTCCACGATGTTGCCGATGCCCGACACGGTGTCTGTCGTGATCCACGCCTCCACGGTGAACGCCGTCGGGGTCGCGGTCATCCACGTCCCATAGGGGATGCGCATGTGGTCGTTCGTGCCGTCGAAGTCCACGGCCTTGTCCGCATCGCCCACGATGCACGGGGGAGCATTCAGGGTGGGGGAGTTGTAGTACGTACCGGGACGGGTGTTCCCCGAGGAGTCCGCAGCGGTGGTTCCGCTCGTGTCGCCCATCCGCCAGTAGGCGAGCGGCGTGTCGGCCAGCACGGTGTCGCTGTAGGCGGGCACTCCCGTGCCTAGAGGCTGCAACCACATCGAGGTACGCGCAGGCTCACTGGTGCCAGTGCCGATGTAGAAGCCGAGTGCGTTCGACCCGGACGGAATCGCCTCCTTGGACGCGAGCACCACCTGTGCACGGCGCTTCATCGTGAACTGATACTTCTGGCTCGGTTCCGTCTCGTAGGGACCGGCTGTGGCACGCCAGGTCTGGTTCAGCCACCACGTCTGGCCCAGGACCGCCGACCCCGTTCCCGACCACATGATGTTGGTGTACCGGGTGACGTTGATCTTGCTGTCAGCGAAGCCCGAGAACCTGTTCTGCCGCCACTCACTTCCCGTCCAGTAGAGCGGGGCGTTCCTCCCGTCAGTGACGAGCCACTCATAGTTGCCGTCGCGCGTCAGCGTCGTCCCCGATACGGCGTAGACGCGAGCCTGATAGATGCCCGACGCCACGTTCGACCCGATGATGATGTGCCGCAGCACCGCACCACCGAGCAGCGGGTCGTTGTCGGAGACCTTGTGGATGACGTAGCCCTCCATGAACAGGTCACCGTCAGTCCAGGACCCCGAAGGGTCCATCTGCGACCCGGAAGCGTAGAGCAAGGTGGTGGGGCTGAACCGGTAGATGTTCACGTCGCCGGGGGTGCCCGTGCCGGAGTTCTTGTGCCGAGCCACGAACAGGTTCGTGCCGTCGGTGGAGAGGTAGCACGCGCTGTTCCAGTCGAACTTGTCCGTGCCGACCTGGACCTGCATGGTTATGTCCCAGGAGCCCGAGCCGACCGGCGACCTCACCAGCGTCCAGTACCCGGGAGCACCGCTGGACTCCTGAGTCAGCGTCAACCAGAAGTAGTTCGAGCCGATGCGGACCACACCACCAGTCCCGATGTGCCGGGGGTACGTCGCACTCCCTGTGTAGAGGGGACCCATCAACTTAGTGGAAGCACCACCCGCCAGCGGCACCGACCAGAAGCCTTGACCGAGGCTCTTGTTGACGGTCATGTCCACCACGTCGTAGAGCAGGTTCGTGCCGTCTCGGTAGGCACCACCCATCGGAGGCGGCTCACCACCGCTTCGGAACCAGGGCAACGTGAAGTTCATCGACGTGTCGTAGCCCACCGTTGCGGTCGGCGTTCCCGGGGGCTGCTGACCCGAGGAGAGCAGGAAGTCAGCACCGGCACCCATCGTCTGCGCAGGCGTCGTGCTCGGCGCAATCGGATCGTTGACCAGAAGTCCGCCCGACACGGTGAGCGTGTTCATGGTGGCGTTGCCGGTGAACTGCGCAGGCTCACCCTCGGTGGTCGGCAGCGAGACCGTGGCGTCTCCGTTAGCGGAGAGCAACTTGATCCCGGACTGGTCGATGGTGACGCGCCGGGTCCCCACCGGACCGGTGGTGAGCATGGCCGAGATGGTCAGGTCGCTGGTGATCGTGCTGGCCGTGATCTGGTCAGCGTCGATGCTGCCGAAGTAGCCGTACTCAGAACTAATCTCCGCGTTCTGCGCACGGTACAGCGAAGCCGCTGTGGAGACCCCGCTGTAGGCGTCAGCGGGTCCGTCTTCGTCGCGAGCCCTGGTCCGCACGTAGTAGAGCACCGGTTCCGCGATGAACCCCTGGTCGTCCATGACGCCGTACTGCAACGGGTTGCCCGCCCCGTCCACACGCAGCGTGACCTGGGTGGCCTCCGTGGTCGCCACGAGGTCACTAGGCGTCGGAGTGAATCCCGAGTCGGTGGACAGGTACACCTCGTAGGTCACCGGGTCACGGTTCTCTACCGGAGACCAGCGGACATGCAGGATGCCCACACCACCGGTCACGATGGGCGTGGGGGAGGAGTCCGGCACCTCGTCGTCGGTGGCGACACCACCGATGCCGGTGTCTACGTAGAGTTTGGTGACTAAATCTCCGGGCTCGATCGGAGCGCCACCGTTGATGACTCGATGCCCCGCCATGTCCACGTCTTCGATGGGCTCGTCCAGAGCACTGAGGTGAATCTCAGAGTGCGCATCGTCATCGTGGTCGGGGTTGCCGTGGTGGTGATCCGCACGGCTCGCCAGTGGTGAAGTGCCGTTGCTCGGGTCGGTCCCGAACACCACCTCAGGTGCGACCGGGCCGAACTCCACGTCGCCGCCGCCGCCACCGGAGCCCATCAACTCCCAGCCGCTGAACTCCGGGGTGGTGCCTCCGGTGCGCATGGTCCGCGTGTAGGTCCGCACCGGACCGGAGTCCGTAGCGTCGTGCGACCAGACCGTCTGCTGTCCCTCGCCGCCCTGGCTCATCAGCGTGAAACCGAGGAAGGCCACCCCCTCCTCCGGTGTGTTAGCCGCCCCAGGGAGGGAGTGGAACATGCCGTTGAAGTGGGTGGTCTCCTGGCTCCAATCCTGCACCTCAACGGTGTACGACGCGATACCCGGGCCGAGCAGATCGGAAGCCTTGGAGATACGAGGACGGCGCTCCTCGTGCATGATGCGCTTCTCCTGCTGGCGCATCCAGTCGTCAGCGGTCTCAACGACACGCCAGTCCTTCGGGGTCGTCATCCCTCGCTCACCGCCAACGCCTCTGCGTCCGGGTCATCGCCTGCGTTCGGGGCGGGACTCATCGTGACCCGCACCGCCTCCGGGCTTCCCCCGACCTCCTCGACCGTGACCTCATCCAACTTCTGCCACTGTGCGAGTTCACGGCAGGTGCTCCGTGCACGCAGCGGAATCCACACACCCGGCACGAGGTACTGGAACGGCACCGGAGTGTCAGCGGTCAGCGCCGAGTTGTCCGGCACCCGCACCACCAGCGGAGTCGGCCACCGCTTCGCGATGCTGCGCTCCGCCTGAATCTCCAAGGTGCCCTCCAACCTCTCTCGCGCCTCACTGGTCAGGGTCTCCTCCGACCCGCTCCCCTCGGTCTCTCCGTACGCCGAGGCCAACTGCTCGATGATCCCGTAGGGGCTGTTCGGGTAAGGCACGTTGCCGCGTGTCGCCAGCCCGTAGATACCGGCGTTGTTGGTGACCCCGAACCCGGTCGCCAACAGCATCCCGTACTCGGTGATGACCGGAGGGTCGTTGAAGTTCTCGTCGCGCATCTCCGGCAGCCGACCGATCGGACGGTGCGTGTCCCACAGCAGGATGCGGCGACCGATCGCCACGTAGTCCAGACCCGCCGTCGCAGCCAGGTCGTCAATCTCCTCCCACGCTGTCTTCGCGAAGTCAGGCTGTGCACGGGACTGACGTGCATCGTCGGGGAAGTCGAACGAGGTGAGGTAGCCCAGCAGGTTCGGATCGTCAGGAGCCAGCGCGTTCATGATGATCCGTCGCGACCGCTCGACCACCGTCGCGACACCGACCTGCTCGCCGTTGATGATCCGGTAGGCGTCGTTGTAGCCCTGCCGCATGATGCGCCGGTACAGGTAGGCCAGCACGTCCTTGGCCTCCACCTCCACCGCATCGCGCATGTAGGTGATCCGCGTGATCGGCCCCTCCCACACCCGCACGCCGTCGCGGAACACGACCAGTTCATGCATCCAGCAGCGGGTCTCGGAGAGCAGCGCACAGCAGTCGTCGCCGAAGCCCGAGGTGTCGATGATGCAGTTGGAGATATCGTCGCGCTTCCGGTTGTAGATGATGCGCGCGATCGGCGTGACCTCACCACGCGGGATCGTCCCGCCTCGGTCGTAGATGAACACCCGGTGAGTGCCGCACCCCAGGTCTCCACTGATCGTGGTGTAGAGCGGGATGACGGCATCAGGGACAGCCGAGCCCGGCGTCGTGATCGTCCAGAACCTTGCCGACTCCGACCACTGAGACTCATCCCCGTCGAGGGCGTCAGTGGTGCGCGCCTGCCACTCGTAGTGGTAGCCCGGCACCAACGTCTCCGGGGGAATCGTCCAGCGCGAATCCGAGCCCGGGTAGGACACGTCCCCGAACAGAGTGATCCACTGTGCAGCACCGATCGCCCGGTAGCGCACGTCTCCTGAGTGCTGGGTGTCACCCTCCTGGGGATCGCGGAACTCCCACTGGAATGTGATCGGCTCCTCGGTCACCACCGCCTCGTCGCCAGACGGGCTCAGGGGCCACGGCGGTGCTGCTGCTCCGGTGACGAAGAACGAGCGCGTCTCCGAGAACGGCCCCCATGCCTTCTGCGGGTCCTGGGTGCGGACCTTCCACTCGTAGGAGTTGTTCGCCAGGAACGCGCCAGGGTCAGCGACCCACGTCTCGTCGTAGGTCTGGTACAGCACCGTGGTCCAGTCCGACGGGTCGCGCGAAGGAGTGCCCGCACGGCGGTACTTCAACTCGAACGACCGCTGGGTCGCGTGCTCAGGGTCGTCGGGGTCTCGGTGGTTCCACTCGAACACCGCCGAGGACAACTCACTGAACTGCGCGTTGTCGCCCGGAGTGATGAGCGTCGGCTCCAACGGGCTGCGGTTCGTCCAGAACTTGATGCCGTTGTAGTTGGTGGAGAGCAGGCCCTTCTCGTCCTGGGCGTAGATGCGGACGTGGTACAGCGTGTTCTGGGTCAGCCCGGTCAAGGTGACCTCGGCACGCCCGTGGTGTCGCTTGTTCTTCGGGGTGTGCGGCGGGTCCTTCTGCGGGATCAGCGGCGACTGCACCTTCTGTGGGTTGGCGAAGTCACCGTTCGGCGCGTACTGCACCACGATGCGGACCTTCTGCTTCTTGTCCGGGTCGTGGATCGAGGCACTGATGTGGACGCGCCCGGTGGACTGCGTGACGAACTCGTCCACGGCGTCCTTGCCGCCGATCTGCACGTTGCTCGGTGCGTTCGGCGGCTGGTTCGCCGGAGGCGGGGTCACCCAGGACAGCGACACCTTGCCGTTGCCGGTCGCCCCGATCCCCTGCGCGGAGGCGTAGCCGGTCAGCCCGAGGCGGAAGTTGGAACCGCCACCGCCACCGCCGCCGCCGTGCTCGTCGTCCAGGCCAGCCTGCCCACCCCCGCCAGGGTGGTAGCCACCACCACCACCCCCACCCCCCCAGGTCCCCGGGAGGCCAGGACCCCCACCCGCCCCACCCCGGGCGAGAATCTCGTTGGGGGGAGCGTCGTTACCGTCGTAGACCGAATCGAGCGACGAGGTGCCCTTGTTGCCGCCCTGAATCTGGGTGCCACCGGTCGCGTTCCCGGTGTCCCCGCCAGCCACGTTCAGGCAGCGACCCGACTCGCCCTCGATGTAGCCGCCGCCTGCGATACCGGGGCAGCCAGCCTCGCCTACGTCCGCACCGCCACGACCCCCGATGCCGTCGTCGCCGGAAGTCCCACCAGCGCCTCCGGCGACCGCCTTGATCGGACCAGTCTTGGAGTTCGTGCGGAGCACCGAGGCACCACCCCCGGAATACCCACCGGGGTGACCCCGCCCATCCCCACCAGCACCGCCTCCACCGAACGTGCCAGCGCCGCCAGCGTTGCCGTTGTTGGGCTGACCCTTCTGGCCGACCTGAATCCACAGTGTCTTGACCTGCTTGACGTTGACCTTGCCGGAGACGCGACCGCCTTCGGAGTCGCCCGACCCAGCCCCGTCGAGGGTCACATCGACCCACTCGACCTTCCTGGGCACGTCCCACTTCTGCCAGTCCCCGGTGTAGGAGAACGTCTTCTGAGGCATCAGACCGCCCTGCCGTACAGGGACAGGTCCACCACGGGAGGTGTCTGTGTCTGCGGCAGGTCGAGCGTGACCACGTACCCGAACCCGCACGACAGCAGCGGCCACTCGAACGGCCTACCGTCACTCTGGAACACCAGTGAGTCGGCGCGCACCTGGGTGCCACCCGGGGCCTGCACCATCACCCGCTGCTCGCTGGCATCGAAGATCAGCGTGTGGTCCTGGGGAATGTAGGACACGATGAGGTCGCCGCAGTACGCGCATGGGTCGTCGGAGATATCCCCGGTCAGGAACGGGTCGGAGTAGAAGCGCAGGCGCAGGTTTCGCACCTCGTCGTCACGGGCATGGATGGAGACCTTCGGGACCACCTCGCCCCACAGCGGGATGAACTGCTTGGGGATGGTGAACTGCCGACGCCGCCAGTTCGTCGGCGGGTCGTAGCAGCCGATCGGCACCGAGGGCGCGTTCGGAGGCGGGAGCACCTGCGGGCACAGTGGGTCCACGACGGGCTCATACGGCGGTGGAGCGCACGAGTCGTCGTCGGGGTACATGTACCCATCGAGGTCGATGTAGCCGCCCTCAGGCACCTCTCCGCCCGCCCACGGCACCTCCACGGTCGGGTCGAGCAGGCCACTGATGACCTCCACCTCGATGCCGAGTTCATACGGCGACCCAGCCACGGCGCTGAACGTGACCGTCCACACCGCAGCACCGTCGGAGGTGACCCGCTTGCTGGTCAACGTGGGGCCGCTGTTGAACACCACCTGACGTAGCGAGCGGTGGTAGTCGGTCAGACACTCCTCCACCCCGAACGGGTCGGTGGGGTCTATGTCTGCCTCGGGGTCCGCCGAGAGGTAGCACAGCGTGGCACCCGAGCAGCCGAGGTACGTGGGCGCACAGGCGTTGCCGAGGAGCACCTGCTTCAACCACCGCATCCCGTAGTCGCACGCCGCATCGGACTCCCCGAACAGCACGGCGTTGAACACGATGTTCTTCGTGGCGTTCCTGATC